CCAGATGCCGGTTTCGCCTACACGGATTTCATTAATTTATATGAGACGGGTGAGAATTACTGGTCTGGAGACTTCTTTTCACTCGGATACGGGGGCTACTATAAGACAAAGTATAGAGGTCAGTGGGTCAATGTGTATACGACTCCACAGGTGAATAATATAACCTTGAGTCACTTAGTTTCCTTGCCGAACCATGCGAGAATGTGGAGAAGAACAACCCTAATGGAGCTCGGGAATTACTCGGAGTTTCTGCCTATCAATGATGACCAGGAAATATTAATGCGCACATGTATGGGTACAAAGATGATTAAGATTCCAATAATGGGTTATGTTCAGTATATGAACCAGGGTAACAATAATTTCAGCTTGATTCGCAACTCAGAAATCAATCGTATTGGTCCACTTCATTTGGTCCCTCAATACTATACAAAGTACAAGGTTCACGAGGTTATGAAGGAGCGTGATGCCTATGACAATGAAGACCTTATGTTTCATAGAAAGCAGGTATGGTTGCGTGATGATTTTGTACCGAAGTATTGGAATTATATGTACCAGCCTGACTTTGATTTGCAGGTCTGTATCCTTGGTCGTGACGTATTCCAGGAGAAATTATCTGAAATAAAGATTCTTTATGCAAATAACCGTATTGATTTCTTCCTTATTGATAATTCCGGTGAGCGTGAGGGACTATGTAAATTCCTAGATGATCAGGGCTTTGATCGTATGCGTTGCTATACTATCAAGGACTTGACGAGGGAACAGATGATTAATTATTTCAATTATATTTTTAAGACAGCTGAGAATACGATGGTACTTGGATAATTTAGATACCGTGAACTGCTTAAATTAAGCACTTCACTTTGAAATAAGTATTGCGTATATATATTGATAAAAATATATATGCAATAGCAGTATGAAAAACCTTATTTATATGTGCGTATTTCATAATGAAAAGTATATTCGTTTATTAGAATTATTAATTCAGTCTATATTCATTAAATCAAATCTAAATAGAGAAACCACCGATATTCTTATTGTTACATCTCCAGAATTTAAGAAAACTATACAAAATAAGATTTTAAGATTTAATTTACCAGTAAAGTATTTTTTACTTGATTTACATACATTAATGGATGCCGCTTGTGCAAGATTAAATATTTTTAACTATGAGAATATAAATAATTATTCAAAAATTTTATATCTAGATACAGATATATTAATAAATGATGATATAAATACTATATTAAATCTTGAGATTTCTTCTAATAAGATATATGTTTTTGAGGAAGGAACTATCGAATTTGAAGCATGGGCTGGACCAGACTTCTTTGATTTTTCTATTTATAATAAAAATCAAACTGCGTTTTCATCAGGAATACTCTTTTTTATAAAAGATGATTCGATTAAGGAATTGTTCATAAAAATACAATGTCATATCTATGATTGGATGCATATTAAGGGATACCAAATCCCCCAGTGTATGGATCAACCATTCACTGTTTATAATGCCATTGTAAATAATATGTTTGACAATAAACTCTTAAACTCATATATTCATAATAATTATGATGGCAAACCTTGTGGAAAAATAATAAATCATTTCTCAGGTTGCCCTGGTGATTCTATTTCTAAATATGACAGAATGATGATTTTCTGGAATAATGTTATGAATCGAAAGGGTGTTATAATTAATAAGACTTATTGTTGGAATGATAATGAAATCACATTTTTAGAAGATAATATAATGTATGCATTTGGAAAAGGATACTATAGTCAGTCTGATACTTATAATTTCAAGGCTGAATTTGGAGGAAGAACTCATGAGATTTTATTTAATAAGGATTATACTAAATTTACATCTAAACGAGTTGATGACAATGAGATTGTAAAAGGATTTCTCTTAGATACCAATAAACCGATGGCAAATATTAAAATATGTCAATATTCTTGTGATGGATTTGGTCATCAATTAGAAGGGATTCTAAGATTAGTATCATCATCATTGAATAAGAAGGCAGATTATCAATATCATTCCAGAAAGTCTTTTTCATTTGAGCATAGTAATTTTAATGCTAAAACCTTAGAAGATTATATATTTAGTGCATATAAAAAGCTAGAAGTAAAAGAAGAGATAAAAAAGGATTATACAATAGTACATGAAGGAAGATCATTTAAAAATATAATGTTAAGTGATCCAAAATATGAAACTAATGTATATTATTATGATGGTGTTGGTTGTGGAGATGAATTACCAGATTATTTTGAAGAGAAAGAAGATCTAATGAAATCGTTACCTGCATTAAGAAAGGCCTTTGTTGAAGAAAATACTATTTTACCAAGGCCTTCATATGACAATGCAATGAAAAATGTGTGTGTTCATATTCGCCTAGGTGATGCAATGAATACACGCATCCTAGATAATGAAAGTATACATACAATAATAAGGCATTTCCAGCAGAAAAAAGATTATCGGCTGATTATACATAGTAATGGTGATATTCAGGAATTTGCATCTGAAAACACGTATCTATACGATTCAAACACGGATGTATTACAAATATTGAGTGATTTTATCCATAGTGACATATTTATTATGAATTATTCATCTTTATCTATCGCTGCACATTTATTAGCAGATCCATCTCAAGTCGTAATTTGCCCAAATAAGGCTGGGCCCACGTTTTATGAAAGAATACTAGATAAATGCATAAGAATTGATGATTATATAGATAAAAATAAGGAAGAATATACAGCTGTTATTATTGAGCCAAGAAAACACAAGGCGATGGAGTTTGTTTTAGCAAATTTCCTTGATAACCTTGATGAACGCTGGTCATTTATAATCTATCACGGCACTGAAAATATAGAATGGCTAAATGAAATAATTAATCGAAATCCATATATAGATAAAAATAAGGAGAGGCTTACACTAAAGTCTCTTGGAGTAAAGAATATAAATTGGAGTGAATATTGTAGTAAAATCGCGAATTATGAATTTATAAGTAGTATACCCACTGAAGTATTTTTAGTATTCCAGACAGATACACTGATATCGAAGCCTTATAAGGATTTAATATATGATTTTATGAAATATGATTATGTGGGTGCACCATGGCCAAGTGGGGATGTAGGCAATGGTGGTCTATCCTTACGTAGAAAAACAAAGATGCTTGAAATTATTAAGGCAATGCCATATGAAGAGAGTGAAACATATCATCAAGGTCTTGGCGAAGATATATATTTTCATAGATCCAACTTAATGAATACACCTTCATTTGAAAAAGCGAAAACATTCTCAATTGAAACTGTATATTCACCTAAGGCCTTTGGAGTTCATGCAGCTTGGAAATATCTTAACGATATTACAGAAGAACAATGTCCTGGATACAATGAATTGGTTCGTTTGAATATAAATTAGTAATTACGGATAAAATCGCGTTATTTTGCATAATAATATATAATATATCTTATTATGCAGTCATCATATCCATTCTTATCGGTTGATTACTTTATTGAAATATCTGATATTGCGTTATTAGAAATAGGCCATACTTTACCAAATATGACGAAATATAATTGCCCACTTATATTTGTAAAGACTGAAATACTAAATAACTTTATTGATTCACTGTTATCTATACAAAAACCATATAAATTAATCACTGGTTGTAATGATGATATGGCGGTTCCATATATACATTATCCAACAAATGATACATATATTATCGATCGCCATAATCGTTTATTAGATCATTCTTATTTATTAAAATGGTATTCAAAAAATATATGTATTCATCACCCAAAACTTACTGCTATTCCCATTGGTCCAAAAATGCAATGGCATACAAGCAATTTTTTTGGAGAAGATAAAACAAAACTATTAGAAAGATATAATACATATTATTTAAAACCTCAAGAATTATTATTAAACTCTGAATCAAAACCAAATCTTCTTTATATGAATATGGATGCATCCACTACAAATGATCCCTTTTATAAGGATCATGCTAATATAAGAAAAAATACCATAGATAGTCTAGTCTCAAAGGGATTTACTCTTTCTCAAGGGAAGGGTAATGAGGAATATATTATAGAATTACAAACATACAAGTTCTGTATATCACCACCAGGTCGTGGAATCGATGCTCATAGAACCTGGGAGGCTTTAATGTTAGGAACAATTCCCATTTGCATTTCATCAAGTATAGATTCTATCTATGAAAAGCTACCCGTTCTAATTGTATCTGATTATTCGTGTATCACGCGTGAATATCTCAATGAGCAATATACTAAAATGAAAGATAAAGAATACGATTTTTCAGTTTTATATTGTGATTATTGGAAACATACAATTGAAAATTAGAACATTTAAATAACTAATTATCTATTCTATATTATAATAGATACTATGCAAGAATCAAAAAAAGGTATATATACGGCTGTTATTATTGAGCCAAGAAAGCACAGAGCGATGGAATTTGTTTTAGCAAGTTTCCTTGATAACCTTGATGAACGTTGGTCATTTATAGTTTATCACGGTACTGAAAACGACCAGTGGCTAAATGAAATAATCAATCGAAATCCTATTATTCTTAAGAATAAGTATAGGATTATACTAAAATCTCTTGGAGTAAATAATATAAGCTGGAATGAATATTGTGCTAAAATGGCGAATTATGAATTTATAAGTAGCATACCCACTGAAATATTCTTAGTATTCCAGACAGACACAATGATATCGAAACCTTATAAGGATTTGATATATGATTATATAGAATATGATTATGTAGGTGCACCGTGGAATGATAGGGGGGTAGGCAACGGTGGATTATCCTTACGTAGAAAAACGAAGATGCTTGAGATTATTAAGAAGATGCCATATAGAATCGGTTATGCAGAAGATCATTATTTTTATACATCAAGAATGATGAGAGTACCTACATTTGAAAAGGCCAAAGAATTCTCAATTGAGCAAGTCTATTCACCCAAGGCCTTTGGAATTCACGCAGCCTGGAAGCATACTAAATGTATTACAGAAGAACAGTGCCCTGGTTATAATGAGCTGGTTCAGTTGAATACACAATGAGTATTATTTGGTCTAAAGCAGCTCTGTAAAAATACAACTATGGCCACTATATCTGCAGTAACCCCTTCAGATATAATGGATAAAACGAAAATGAAGTATTTGCTTGATTCCTGTAATAGAAATGGAATTGACTTAGATGTAATTGGTATAGGAAAGCGATTCTCCTGGCTTGAACGGATGAAATGGTTCAAGGAATATCTTGAGACCTCTAAGAGTGATATTATTTGCTTTACAGATGGATATGATGTATTTTATTTGGATAATCTAAATACAATAAAAGACAAATTCTTATCCTTTGAATGTGATATTGTTTGGTCAGCTGAGAAAGCCTATACTCATCAATTAGAAGAAGATAAATCATTTTTTGATAACTTGCATACAAAGCATTTTGGATATATTTATTTGAATGGAGGAACCTATATTGGTTACAGAATTGCATTATTGAAATTATTTACAGATATTATTGATGGATCATTAAATGATCCTGTATTTTTAAATGAATTAAATATACGATTTTACAATGATTCAATGCGAGGATTAGATCAGACCTGGATTTCTCACCATCTTTCTAAATTCTGGAATAATTATAAAATTAAACTTGATATAGAATGTAAGATATTTTATTTACCTTGCAACGATTGGCATACTATAGATGACTTCATAGATACAAATATGAAGGTCTTAGCAACGGGACAAACTCCAAGTATTATTCACGTTTGCTGCAAATCAGAGTTTGAGCATATTCTAGAGCAATTGTACAGCTGGAAATACAAGGATACATTCTATGATTTTCTTGTAGATAAACGCTATACGTGGGCAAACGATACTATACGATTCTTAAAGGATGGAAAAATGGAAGCCTTTGGAAAGGGAGTCTATTCATATATAGATGCACATACAGTGAAGGCAATCTTTGGATGGCATAGTATACATACAATTACATTTAATAATGATTACAGTGAATATCTATCGGTTCGCTTGAACGATGGTGATACAGTGAGAGGGAATCTTATTTAAATAAAGATTTTAGACGATACTTGCGCTTTTTAAGTTTACCAATTGTATCCTTTAGCAAACAAAGGGCCATATCCTTTGTTGATTCCTTTACTATCTTACATAATTCATTGAATTCATTTTCTGTAAAAACCGCCTTATATGATTCTTGAAATACCTTTGCTGTATCACTTAAAATTGCATAATAAAGACCCTTTGATTTCCAATGAACTCTATCTCCTGAATTCATTAGATGTCCCTTGACTTCTGCATCTTTTAATGGATTTTTTGAAATTGGTATTAGATTTTTACGGCTGTCTACGGATTACGGAACCGGGGACAATGTCCACACTTTCGTATTTCGTTGATTGAATAGTATGTTGTCTTTTCTGAACTTCTGCTCTTGTTGTGACACATTTTGTCCACGGATTCTCTTAGTTGGAATAAGCAAGTCCGCCCATTCCTGACATAATGCGGAGCACGTTGTAGTTCGTCGCGTAGACACGGACCGTCGCGCTCGTGGCCGTGCCAACAGCGTTGTTGGAGACCGTGAGGAGGAGCGTCGTGTTATCAATGCGCGACAAGTTGCACGTGCCTGAGGGCTGGTGCTGCTCGGGCTGGAGAGCGAACGAGTAGACGTTGATGCCCGTGGCGGGGACGTTCGTGTGGTGCTGGAAGGGCTGGACCTCGTTGAAATAGCGTCCCTCGCGAACCTGGAAGCGGTCGTGGCCGTTGAGCTGTAGTAGCGCAGTGACCGTGGGGTTGTTGCCGGCTAGACCCTCAACGCGAGTTACGGAGTAACCAGACTCGAGGACGGCGCGGTCCCACCAGTCAGAGTAGTTGAAGGGCTGCTGGCCCTTCCAGGGCGCAATGACGTTGTCATCGCAAGACACGAAGGAATCACGCTGGACAACCCAGATTAGCTCCTTACAGGGGTGGTTGAAGTTTAGCTTGAGCTTGTTGGAGGAGGAGGTGATAGACTCACCACCAGTGAACTGTAGGGTCTCAATTAGGTACTCGTGGGAGACTTGGGCGAACTTGCGACGCTCGTCAGTGTCTAGGTAGATGTAGTCTACGTAGAGAGAGGCGGCGACTAGACCAGCGGCGGCGACACGGTCACGGATGGTGTGGACGTTGGAGAGAGCAGGGGACTGGTCAAAGCATAGGTTGCGGAGGTCGTTGAACTCTAGGTTGATGCGGACCTCGTGGTACTGGAGGGCAATTAGAGGTAGAGCTAGACCAGGGTTGCGGTTGAACCAGAACTGTAGAGGAATGTAGAGAGTGTACTCAGGGGAGCACATTAGGTACTCGTTGGAAGAGTTGGGCTCACCACCAGAGCAGTCGTTGTCGCAGTCCTCACCACCCTGGACTAGGAGGTTGACTAGCTGGGGAACGTTACCAACCATCTTGGCGTAACCGGCTTGCTTACCGGCCTCCTGGGTTAGCTCATTCCAGATCTGGAGCCAGTCACCATAGTGCTTGTCAATGCGCTGACCACCGATTTCTAGCTCAACGTTCTTAACTAGGTTGTGTCCAACCCAGTTGAGCCAGCGGAACTGGGCACCAGAGCCGTCGGCGGATAGAAGGGTCACCTTGGGTAGAGTGGCCTGTAGGTAGATGCGGTAGATCAAGTCGCCATTGCGCTGGATCGTGCATGTTACCTTGCGACCGAAGCCAGGAGAACCGTTGAAGGGGTTCTCAATGGACTCCATCGCGAAGTTGGTGTGTCTCCTGTAGACTACCTTAAAAAAGGTAATCTGGGGATTTCCAGTTAGATATACGTCTTGTGCGCCATAGGCGACGAGCTGCATAAGGCCACCACCTGTCATTTGATTATACCTACACCAGAGAAAAAAATTCTGAGATTTTGCAAAATTCCGCCGAAACTTCCAAAATCAGCCGGGAGATAATTTTAGACTAGTCTGAATATTTCAAGCCATAACTATTGATATATCTTAGTCTCTACCTTCATCTTCTTATCATTATATACCCATATTTCATATTTGTATCCTGTGTTTACAGTTGCTAAAGCACCCTTGTTGCTCGGAGCAACTCATAATTACTAATAAGAAGCGCACCCCTACAAATTTACCCCTAGGGCTAAAGAAACCCTATAGGAAATCCTTAGTAAATGAGCGATCCCTTCTTCAAGATAAGGCCCTCAAAGCGGTCTAATCCAGAATCCAGGACAACTCTAGACACTGTACATCAGCATTATTTATCTAAGGTTAAAGATAATGATGACGAGGTTACTATACTAAAAGAGAAACATTCTCAATTGGTAATGAATTATAAGTGTGAACAGAATGATATTGAAAGGTATCGTATTGAACAGGAGGTAAAGGAGGTAAAAAACAAGTTGGAATCAGTTGATGATAAGGGAGCTGTATTTGACTATTATTTACAAGCGGGCGATCTTCTCTTTCAATATTATGATATCCAGGATAGAATCAATCGTGGCGCAGATAATATTATATCGGTGGGAGACAGAGCAAGGCCTGGAAGTGTATTTGAGGCTCTTGAGAATGCGTCAAAACAGGATATCAGTGGTACAAAGATGCCTTCGAATATCTATGTAAGAGAACAAGGGGACACATTGCGTCGTGATGCTCTTCTAGACCAATATCTTCAGAGAATGGATCCTCATTATAATAGACCTTCCATGCACTCCTTGAACGATACATCATTTACATGCGATGCATGTGGTGAAGATATGAAGATATCTGTAAATGATGCGACAATTTCTTGTCCTCACTGTGGATTCCACAAGCTTATCTTGATGGACTCAGATAAGCCATCATATAAGGATCCACCGAGAGAAATTTCTTATTATGCCTATAAACGTATTAATCACTTTAATGAGTGGCTGGCACAATTCCAGGCAAAGGAGAGTACTGAGATTCCTGAGGAAGTTTTTGACAATATCCAGGGTCAAATTAAGAAAGAGCGTATTCAACCGTCCTCTTTGAATCGCAGTAAAATACGTGAGATTTTGAAGAAACTCAAGTATAATTCTTATTACGAACACGTCCCTCATATTTTGAGTAGATTAAATGGCCACACTGCTCCTGTAATGGATCGCGAGACAGAGGAGAAATTACGATACCTTTTCAAGGAAATCCAGCCATCCTTTCAGAAACATTGTCCTGCTGAGCGATCCAATTTTTTGTCTTATTCTTATGTATTGTACAAGTTGTGCGAACTCCTGGAATTGGATGATTTTCTTCATTGCTTCCCTTTATTAAAAAACAGAGACAAACTCTATGCGCAGGATAAGATCTGGGAAAAAATCTGTAAGGATTTACAGTGGGAGTTTATAAGGTCTATTTAGACCAACTCGTAAGGTCTATTTAGTTTCACTTATAGATTCGCTTACATAATAGCTACTATGTCTGGTATGATTTCAGTGAAAACTTCATGTGGTAAATAGTTTAATGTGTATGAACTAGCTATCATACTTATTAGACCTATGAAGAATTCCAGAATATCGGTCGCAACATTTTTCTCATAGACACCATCATTTGCAAACAGTTGATACACTAGAAAGATGAAAAGAATTACGGGTATCTTAAATGTTAAGGCACCAAAGGTAAAATGCCAGAAGGAATTCCATCCATCTGTCCATAATTTTCTCATATAGCTATCTACGATAGATATGACTTATAAATACATATTTTTGGTCATAGATTGCGCAGCAATCTATTATCTAATTTTACGCACTGTGACATCAAGAACAAACATTAAGAAAAGACCAGTCATGATGAAGGAAAGCATCTCAAGCTGGGGGTTTGCACCTTCCGATCTGTTTTCTAGATCATCTAATCGTGCCATGAGTTGATCAATCTTTGAACGCATCGCATTTACGTCATCTGTTGATAGGCCATGGAATTGAGACCCCTTTCCAGTGTCAGTGAATGAAGTGTCTATTCGGTCTTCAGAGAGGGGCTTCCAGCGTTGCCGGAGTTCGGGTGTTGGTACAGGGGCCCCTGATGATTTCCCAAAACCAGGCTGGTCAAATGACTTAGTAAAATCTGCATCTAACATATAGCCATTTGGGTTATCTACGTGGCTATTGAAAACACCCATAGTATCCTCTCCAGGATTTGAAAATGCCTCTGCTCCAAAGAAGCTAGGTACTTCAGAAGCCCTCTCTAGCTTTATTGTGGACCGAGGGGGTGGAAGGGAATTATTCACACTCATCTTCTTTGCGAATTGGCTTGATTGATTTAAGTACTGATTTTCTATCTTATCTTGATCTGTGAATGCCTCTTTTAGATTTATGGGTGGTATTTCAAGCATACGTTTAACTGCCGGGCGATCTGGATCAGTGGGAGGTAGTTCGTATGCTTGAAACCCCTCCTTTTTCTTAGAGCGCTTTCGTTCCTTTGATTTTTCATCTTGTGAAAAGGCTTCCTGTGGAAAGGCATCTTGAAGAGATGCAAACTCCATCTAACTTCGGTAAATGTCTTTTGTTTGAGTATTTATTCATCTCAGATAGAATGCCCTCTGGATCTCCTAAAGGTTCCCCTAATGCTTCGCCTAAATCTTCACCCAATCTCATTATGGAAGAAATGGACGTGAGTATGGCAGCATGGCTGGCTAATTCATATCAAGTACTCCAAATGCCTGGTACTATCTTATCAGTCGCTGGTCTACTTGTCGCAGGAGCCTTTGCTGAAATAGCACCCCGGAAATCACTTGAATTTCTTGATAATATATTTGGCTCATTCTTATTCTTTGTATTACCTCTTCTATTCGCCATATTTCTTGATTGGCCTACTGGACTTCTAGCTGCCGTTGTTTCACTCATTCTTTTCGCTAGACTTCAAAAGCAGGACTCGTCAGAGGGATTTTCCGATTCGTTAGACGATGTAAATGATAAAAATACTAAGATTATTTCAAACCCTCACAGGTGGTTTATTGAGAGAATGTTGGGAGAGAGACCCGTTGCAATATCATCAGATCGTATTATTACTTCAGCTGTACAAGACAGTAATATAACAAAAGGAATTGAACCCTCTATGCCTACTTACTCTTCACCTTCAATAAGTAGTTTATCAGTTGAGAGTTCTTCTTCTTCTCACAAATAGAAACTTGCTATAAAGTAAGATGGATTACCAGGGTATAGTAGACACTGGTTTAAGATTAATAATAACAATGAGTTTAATGGCATGGAATGTGTTTGAAGGTTTTTCTCTCCGGACACCCTACCCTTCTACGATGGTGGCACTCTGGGAATCTCCTATTTGGCGTATAGCACTCTTGTTTGTTATATGGCTTGGAGCAGAATGGTGTCCAAATGTAGGCTTAATGACAGCTATTGCGACAGTAATGTATATTGTGAATATGATACAAATTGGATAAACCAATTTAATACGTAATGGTAGATGAGTTTCGGAGGACCCCCGCCAACTATGCTACCACCAAGTGGTCCATTTGAGGCATCATTAACAAAGATAGCAACATCACCATATGCACTGGCTGCTGCTATGTTTTTCATTAACTTAGGAGGTCGCTTTCTTCCATTAGAGATAACAAAGGAACAAGAGAAATTCTTAAATCAACCATGGTTTCGCAGATTTATTATATTCGTCATATTTTTCTTAGCAACACGTAATATTATTACAGCAGCCTGGCTGGCCTTGATTGTAATTCTGTGTGTAGGCTATCTGTTTAATGAAAATAGTAGTCTCTGTATTTTTGGAAAAGGTGGCATGGGTACATGTAAGACAAAAGACGCTAAGGAATCGATCGGCCTTACAGCTGAAGAACAGGCTATTTTGAAGTCATTACAGGACAAAGCTTCACGATTGAATCCTACACAAGATAATAGTGAAATACCAGTGAATACTAATATTGGTGGATCACGCTCTTATTCCCAATACCAGAAGGTTATGGAAGGATTATGGGCGCAATAAGTAGAATGGTTAGTACCAAGACAATTCTTATAATTGGCGTTATTACGCTAATCATAATGATTGTATACCTACACATATTTCAAATGGTTGATGGGCAACGAGCCATGGTTATTGTTGAACCAAGGGCGCATAAGATGTTGAAATATGTCTGTGAAAACTTTGATAAGAATATGTGTAAATCGTGGGATATGTATGTGTTCCATGGTAAAAGTCATCAAGCGCATGCTGAAAAGGCTACTGCGTCAATCACTGGTCGCAAGGTCTTTTTAATCGCATTAGATAAGGATAATTTCACCGCGGATGACTACAATATGACCTTCAAAAGCCTAGACTTCTGGGACCAGGTGAAAGCAGAGAATATTCTGGTTTTTCAGACGGACGCAGTATTATGCCCGGCCTCTCAGTATAAAATAAGGGATTTTATGCATTTTGATTATATTGGATGCGGTTCTTATGACATGGCTGTTGGAAATTCCAAGGAGGTATGGGGAAAGGAAAATTCTAAGAATAATAGTTTCTATGGAATCGGTGGATTGAGTTTTCGTAAGAATTCATTTCAGAAAAAATGTATTCGTGATTATCCCAATATAGATCCTAAATACCCTGAGGATGTGTTTTTTTCAAACTGTGTTGAAAAGTCTTTTAATAAGCCTAGAAGCGGAGAAGACTTAGCTAGATTCTGTACACAAGATTCCTTTGAGAGTAAGAGTTTTGGCGCACACAAGACATGGTATATGAAGGAAGGACATGCAGAATCTTTTTATAAATTCTGCCCTGCTGCTCGAGCGATTGAGAAAGACTAGCACTTTTTTAGAAAAAAAGTGGGCAAAAAAGGTAAAGTGAACCAAAAAGTAAAGCGAACTAAAAAGCTAAAGCTAACCAGCCCAATAAAAAACCAGTAAAGTAGATGAAGATATTAATTATAATATGTTCACATGAAATGAATATAGCTCATTTGCCTAATATACAAATTATTAAGGATTATATGGCTCAAGATAACAGGGTGGTAGACTACTGCGGATTATCAAGTAAGGAGGATTTTATAAATTATGAGACTCTAATAAAATTCAAGTATACCATGGTAAATACTAAGCGTCAGATGACCAAGGTCTGTGATTTTATAACCCAGTACAAGTCCGAATTAGATTACGACTGGTATATCAAAATACGACCCGATACGAAACTCCTAGCCCCTATTGACTTTAGTACCTTGGTAGAAAACGCTGTAAACGCAAGAGCAAGAGTATATAAGGGTCCTAAGCGAGTCAAATATGGAATATCTGTAAATGGCGAAGGTTACTGGAAAAACTGGGGTGATTGTTTCTACGATGAGGAAGAAAAGGAAGTTATCCTTGATGATATGGTATACATATTTGATAATAAGGTCATAGAAGCAGGTGGATTCCATACTATAGAAGGTGAAACACCAGGGTATGATGAATGGAAACAAGCAAAAGTGTGGTCATCTAGAAAAATAAATGTGAATGTCATTGGAATAAATTTATTAAATACTAAACATAAGACGCAATCTGGAGATGTTAATATGTGAATAGCTTCATCACCTTTGAAAACAAATCATCTTTTTCTTCCTTGTTATATTTCTCATAAAGGCTTTTACTAATTTCATTAATGAAAGCCTTTGTATCTCTTTCTCTCTTTTCCAGTTCTTCTTCATGTTTCTCCTGAAGATCCTTTATTTCCTTGCGCTTCTGGTCAACCACGCGCTGCATTCTCATCTGGACAGCCTGGATCATTCCTTTCACATCGCGTTTTCTGTATACAGGCTCAGTGGAAACCTTGAAATTACTTGCGTTCAATCTATATATAATGGTTCCTGAACGAAGCATTATATCTAGAGGTTTACCTTTGTTAATGGCTTCCACTACTACTACGTTGGATGCGTGGCCTTCCACTGGATATGTATAGAATTTGATTGAAATTGTTGAAGGATCAATTGGCTTGCCATTTTTATAGACCAAACTATTAAAACTAGAGTCTACCCAGAGTTTGAACTTATCAATGGAATCATCTGTCATATCTTCTACACCCACGATTATACCATCGTCCTTGATGCCCATAATAAGATATCCCTGGCCTACACTATTCAGAAATCCAATAAGGGTTTCTCTGTACTTTGGGAGCCCTGAATCTTTCCTGGTTCTATTCTTGAAAAGCCCTGAGAATACTGCAACCTCCTTGAATTCAACTTGATCATTTTCTTGAAATGCTAGCTTTTCTCCGTAAATCCATCTTGCTGGGAGGGATGGTAACATTTGGACTTACCTAGCCCACGTGTTAGCATGACTTCAATTTTACGCATAGCTTTACTGGCTTCGCCAATAAAAAGCTAACCAAAACGCTTTTTAGACCAATGGTCATTTTAAACCGGCACTATTTTGTAATAACGACAAACATATCATTCCCCCAATCATCTCCATTGTAACAGGACATACAAGATGTATAAATATA